AAGCATGATAGATGGAAAGCCAGTTGAAGAAACTAAAAAACAAACATTTAGTGGATTTGCTGAAAAAAGATCTAAGTAATGTATCAGCAAAGTTTATATAGTATTATACAACCTATAAAGTTAAACACTATTAAGAGGTTGAATAAAAAAAAGGCTTGGAAATATGGTTACAATAAAGAAAATGATGTTGTTGTAATTAGTAAGACAGGACAGATAGGCGATGTGTATAGCATACAAGGTTTGAAAATAGCTTTGCCAAAAGTTCCAAAAGAAGTACACGTATTTAAGAATAATACTTGGCAGGTAACAGAATACCCTAAAGAGCTAAATAGAATTAAAACAATATTTGATTGGCGTGAGTATCCAGAGGACTTTAAAAAAAAGTATATTGGTTATATAGAAAATGAGTTTACGAAAAGAGAAAATGGTTTCTGGTTTAGTAATAATGATATACCTACTTACATTACTGGCACACATTATATGTATCTTCAGTGGTCTAAAATTGATGTAGGACATCCAGATTTTAGAGAAGCAAATAGATTATTTTATATATTCTGGGAAGCTTGTAAAGCTGATAATAGATGTTATGGTATGTGTTATCTTAAGAATAGACGATCTGGTTTTTCGTTTATGGCATCTGGTGAAACAGTAAACATGGCTACAATATCTAGTGATGCTAGATTTGGTATATTATCTAAGTCTGGTCCTGATGCTAAAAAGATGTTTACAGATAAGGTTGTACCAATATCTGTTAATTACCCGTTTTTCTTTAAACCGATACAAGACGGTATGGATCGACCAAAAAGTGAACTTGCATACAGGGTTCCGGCTCAAAAGTTTACTCGTAAAAAACTTCAAACGAATGAACAACTTGAGGAAATTGTAGGTTTAGATACAACTATTGATTGGAAAAATACTGGTGATAATAGCTACGATGGAGAGAAACTTAATTTATTAGTA